CAATTTCTTTGATTCCGTTCCATGCCAGTTCCCAATCACTTGTAAAAACTCCTTTCAGAAAATCAATAACTCCACTCAGAACATCTAATACATCTCCAATAATTTTAATAACAGATTTTATTGCTTCTATGACAGTGCTACCAATTACATTTGCCACGTCTGCTATTACTGGAATTGCATTCGATGTAATCCAGCTAATTATTGGGACTAAAATATTTTCCCAAAGCTCTTTTAAGATATCTATTAATTTGCCAAGAAACGTTTGGACCTTTACAAACATTTCTCCCAATTCCCCATCCATAAGCTCTTTTATTTTAGAAGCCAAACCTCGCAGAACCGGTAGAATATATGTGTTATATCCATCTATTAAAGTTCCAAAAATGGTTGAAAGTCCATTAGCTATTGAATCGAAAAAAGGTTTTAAATGCTCATCGTATAATGCGGTCACCAAATCAGAAAGATTTTGAATAACTGTCGATAATCCATCGGTTATTGTTTCGATAACCCAAAGTGTTCCTTCGACTGCGCTTTTTAATATATCCTTATTATCAATGAACGGCTGTGCGATCATATTCAGCATATCTCTTCCAAGTCTTGCACATAATCCCATAGCAGTCATTGAGATATTTGAGAATATCCCTATGATATTGGCTGTTATCTGCTGCGCAATTTCTCCACCAAATGCAGAAAATACCTCTGCTAGAGCGGATGAAAAATTTCCTTCAATTTGAGCAACATCAGATCCAATATCAAACATATCAATTAAATATGTTTTTATTCTACTGGTGTTTTTCTTTAGAAATTTTTCTATTCCTCCAATAAGATTTTGAGCAATTGTTATTCCAATCCTCGAAAAAGATCCAGATACTTTTCCAATGGAATAGGCAAATGTATCTAAAAAATCACTTGCCGCTCCAATTACTTCTGGATCAGTAAATATATTCTGCAAAGATTTCCCGATAGAGTTAATATTTTTCTCAATATCATCAAAAATTGGCTCATAATCGCCCACTTCATCCCAGAATACTTTTGATAGCAATTTGGCTAATATTTTAAAATTCTTTATTATGGCATCATGCGGCTTGGACATTTTTTCAATAGTTGTTTCGCCTTCTGCAAGCTTTCCGTAATCCACATTATTTACTGCACCAGATAATCCTCCAGACACTCCACCACCTCCGCCAGATGAAGATGGCGTGGACGATGAGTTACTACCTGTAGATGTGGCTTTGTGTATTTCGTCCAATGAAGAAAGATAATTTTTTGTTTCTTTATTTGCCTTTTTCGTTGCATTAGCATTATCGTTTGTGGCATCTGCAAGTTGCTCAGCATTATCCGCCGCGTCACCATAAGCATCCGCCGTGTCTGCGATCGCGTCTGTTCCGGCAAGACCTGCACCGCTTCCGCTTGTCTGACCGGAAGATTTTTTACCGGTAATGAGTTCTGTAAATGACTTAAATGCATTCGCCAGTGTCGCCAGTTTGCCGAGAAGAATATTGATTACTTTCAAGACAGGTGTAAAAATATTAATCAATCCCTGTCCGACTGTTGCCTTGAGAGACTGCAGCTGTAACTGCATCACTCGTACCTGGTTCGCCCAGCTGTCAGAAGTACGGATGAAGTCACCCGATGCAGCCGATAACTGTTTCTGCACAAAAGCCAGGCGGAGAGCCACTTTCTCCTGCTCGGTCATGGCGGATGTGGTCTTGCCGTAGCCATTTGCAAGTGCATATTGGTCAAGTGCCGACTGGGTCATTACCACGCCGAGGTCCTTGAGCGTTTCCGTTTCACCCGTAAACACTGATTTCAGTTTGATATAAGCCAAGTCCTGACTGATGTTATAGAATGATGCTACATCTCCAGTCAGCTGTGTTAGAGCTGTTGACATATCATAAGCCTGTGCTTCTGAGAATCCGAACGACTTAGACATTGCTCCGAATGTACCAACATACCGCTTTGCCATTGTCTCTGATAGTCCGGCTGAGGTCATAGCATTCTTTGCGAATTCGTTCACCTTATCCGACATGGTGGTAAATGTAACATCGACCACGTTCTGCACTTCTGCGAGGTCGGAACCAAGTTCTATAGACTCTTTACCAAACTGAATTAGCTTGCCAACAGCAAATGCAGAACCAACCAAAAAACCAATTCGCTTTACTATCGTTCCCAATCCTTCAAACTGACGGCCTAAAAGATTTACTTTTCTACTTGCACCGGAAATGTCCATTTTATTAAATGAGTTAGAAACCGTGGTGCCTGTTTTTTTTGCCGAATTCCCCATTTTGTCCATAGAGTTTTCGACTTTTTCTGATTTTTGCTGTAAAGATTGAAACGAATCTTCGAGTTTTTCAAATCCATCGTGAAATATGCTATTAATATTTGCATTTATTTCCTTGACCGAGTTTGCTAAATCTTTAAATGCCGCTTGTACTTCTTTGACACCAGACGATATTCCGTCAGTATCTATTCTGGTATCAATGATAATTGAGCCATCAGCAGCCATGTGTCCACCTCCTAACTATTTGAGGTTCAACATCTCATTCAGCTTATCTTTATAAGCTTGCTCCTCGTCGCTGATACGTGTTTTTATATCAACAATGTTTTTGTTTTCTTGATAGAATTTCTTTTCCCATTTATCAAGCTTTTCGCCCTTTGCTTTTTTCGACCGGATTCCAACGACCGTGTTGAACAGACATTCACCGGATTCCATGAAATATCCGAAGAATGTCCACCAGTGCATATACGGCACCGATCTGATTTCTTTACCAGCGACCTTGTTTACCGCCGGAACGATCATATCGCCATCCTGTTCCCAGTCCATCAAACGGGGCCTTGGGTGGTTTGGATTATCGTCTAACTGTCCGCAGTCGATGAATTCTGATGCTTTTTGACAGGCTTCAGATAAGTGTTCCGGCGGAATACTCTGCCAGTCCTCAAACAGAATCTGCAACATAACAACTGCTTTCGCCTGCTCGTCCAGTTCCGGGTCGTTCATAGCAATGAGAACGTCGATGATTGCTCGAAAATCCGTTCTGATAGAAAAATCCACCCCACTTATGTTCAGTGAGGTGGGAAGCTCATAGGCGGTCATTTTGTATATTTCTCCGTATACTTATTGACTGCTGCCTGCATTTTCTTTTTCCTCTTTTCGATTTCCGGTGCGATTGCTTCTGCGATCTTATCCAGAACAATATAAGCAAACACCTGACCATTACCGAATACAGTGGTTGCTGTGATCGGTTCCTTGAACAGGTCTTTTGATGCTTCATATCCGAGCAGATAGTTGATCTTATCCTCAATCTGTTTATTTAGTTCAGCCATTTCTTTACCGGATGTGACTTTCTGGACGGAAGCCTTGAACTGTTCAAAGCACTCCTCCAGTTCTTCTGCACGTGCTGCTACATTGATATCAGTCGGATTCAGTTTGAAAGAAGAAAAAACTTCATCTTTGTTATTTGTGAATGTGAAAATGAGAATTCCATCATCAATTTTGGTATTAATTACTTTTGCCATTTAGCATATCCTCCTTGCGTATGTGCTTATTCGCTGTCGGCTGTGAATGTACCGGAACTGATATCAAATTTTCCTTTTACACGCTCACCAACGTAGTTCACAGTAAACGGAATCTGATAGCCGGATGTATCACCGCCATAGGAAGTCGGTACAACGTAGCAGTCCTGCTGGTATGCTTCATACTTGCCTGCCGTGGCTTCTGTCCAAAGGTGGACCTCAACTGCTTTTGTTTTGAGGTTATCGTCTTTGAGACGTCCGTCTACAATCTTCTGCAATGCTGCAAACAGATCAGAAGTAGTGTCTGCATAGAATGGATCAGCGTCGGAAGAAACTTCGTAGCCGTTATGCTTGAATGTGGATTCTCCAAGAATGTTTTTAGATGTTTCAGTATCCGGATTGAGTTCTACGTTATACTCTTCCAGATCTTTTCCAAGACGCTCATATTTTGGCGTCAGCCCTCCACAAAGAGAACCTGCGTCAATATAATGAGCCATATATTTACGGTCAATCTTGCCTGTAACTGCCATAGAAATGTCCTTTCTGCCTATAACTCTAAAGGCTGTGTAGGTTAGCGACTATCTCCGATTGATAGCCGGTTAGTTGTTATATTTAAGTGGTGTAATCACCATTTTTCCCAGTTATATTCGTATTTTACCGTGATTGGAAGTAACCAGTCCTGTACGCCGTTCTCCTGCGGCTCTGTACCGTAGGAATTATCGCGAATGATGCGTTTTATCACTCGCCCTCTGGAAAGCTCTGGAAAAGCGGATAAGCGCGTCTCAGTGCCATCTACTGTGACTGGTTCCCGGCAAATCCACTTGCCAAGGTTGTCCAGAAACTTCTGAACAGATAGCTTCTGGCGCTCCTTTTCGGAAGCTGTGCGATATACCACGATAAACGGATACTGGCACACCTGGTGCATCGTTCCGCATACATCTTCTTTTTCTGAATAGATTAATGCTCCGGTATCCGCAAAGAACGAGATACCGCTATCAGTTCCCAGTTCCTCATATTTGATTGTTTCGTTTTCATACAGTCCAGGATACTGATTCAGTAAAGCTTTCATGGCTTCTGTCAGAATCTCATATCCCTCTGCGTCCTTGCCGATCGGTTTATCCGCCATATTACATCCTACTTTCCTAATATTTCAAAATGTGGTATCAGTGTATATGGTCCGCCCGCACTGGTGACTTTAAAGACATTGTCCTTGTTCTGGTTCATGTATTGATAAAATCCATTTCTGTAATCACCATCAGTTACTATTCCACCAGTCCACTCGCCCTCCCAGAAGAACGATTCGTCTGAGAATGTAATAGTATCCTCCAGAGCGTTGTTAATCTGCCTTTTCCACTCTTTAGGCGGTACATATGGGAGAATCTTACCATCCTTGTCAGAAATGGTTATATCGCCGTTCTGGATGGTATATCGGACGTGCAGCTGCGCATTGTCGGTTGCATCTGGTCCGTACTTTTTAAGGATTACCCCTTTGTCCGTAATGAGGTCAACACCAGATAAAACGTGAGGATACCAGTACGCATCTCCTGTTGTGGCTGATTCGTAATAATTAAAAATCGTCACCGTTTTTTCGTACATGATACCCTCTCCTTAATCATTTATTTTTCAGCTTATCCACATCAACCTTGGACGTTCGTTTCCACAATTCCGTAATCTTCTCCCATCCGAACATGGAAATAAATGCCACAATAAACCCAGCCATGATAGCTGCTAAAATCATATACCACAATATTGTCATGCGGATATACTGCATATACGCTACAAAAGCGGCTACAGTAATACCGATAGACAGTACAAGCACCAAGGCATCTGTCGGAATTTTCGACAGGAACCCAACATTTTTAATCACCTGTGTAATCACAGACACGCAAAATGCTAAAACACTGATTACTGCCAGAATCAGAGTTACATTTGTAAATAATGCTTCCATTACTCTGATACCTCCAAATCAACTTTTTCCATAACTGCCCTTGCTTCCAGAACAGCAATATAATCCGCCATTGCTCTTACCTGCATATTGTAAGTGCTTCTCGGACAAGTAGGAGTAAATGGGAGTTCCCCTTTGTCCCACTTTCCAAGCATATTCGCAAGTTTCTTATATCGAATAACCACCTGCATATACTCTGCCTTAAAGCGTTCCTTGTAATCTGCACTGTTCATCATTTCAACTGTCTGTTTTAATTCCATTATTCAGATACCTCCTACTTAACTACGAATTTTTCCCACTTCTTGTCACATCTGGAATACCAAACTGTTTGTATGTACCTGTAAATGAAAACTGTTTTCCACATTTACAGCAAGTTTCCGTAATGGTACAAGTCTTTTCTTTGTCATTGCATTTTGATTCAGCAGGACTTTTGAATTTATGCCCGCCAGTTAAAAAGCACATTACTTTATTCATACTAATTACACTCCCGCATACAAAACTGGTATCCCATCATCCGTCCTCACTCCCATCAGAAGCGGCAACGCTGCCTTTAAGAGCAAGTCGTTCGTTTTCTGTACATCTCCGGCGGCGGCATACACCGCACTCCATTCCTTTGCACTCGCTCCAATCTGCTGAGGTGTTGCGTAAGATATGGATTCGCTGCCGGATGATATAGAGGTTACAATGCCTGTCGTGCTACCACCGGACCCGATTGCGGTTGATGTACCACTCACAGCGGCATTGGTAGCATTCTTTTCAGCAAGCTCAATCTGATACATTAATTCAGCCAATGAACAGACTGCCTTTTTGATGCGTTTCTGTGAACGTTCATTTGTCGGCAGCCCATCCACCAGTCTGTCAAATGTCATTGTGTCCACGAAATCACTGGCTCTTTCTGCCAGTCGTGGAAAGTCAGTTTCTGGCACGACATTACCGAATGATTCTGTATAGAATTTATAATCTGCATAAGCCATGCCAGTTACCTCCTACGTTTATGATTTCGCTGTTACGCTTGCACTTCCGGCGTTCAGTGCTTTGTATGTTCCATCACACTCAACCACTGTGATCTTCTGTCCGGTTGCTGCTGTGATATCGGCTTTTCCATCCCAAGTACTCCAGTTTCTGAGATTCTGTCCATATCCGACAGTTACTGCTTCTGCTGCAACTTTGTATTTATACACATTGCCGGCATTTTCCTTGGCCGGATTTACAGTGATTTTTGTATCACCGCTCTCTGTCCCAGCCGCAGATGTTACTGTCAAAGTACCAAGTGTTGGTGTTTCATCAATGGTGATTACTGCGATTGCATCAATGTACTCCGCAAAAAGAGTAAGTCCCATAACTGCGAACGCTTCGGACACTGCTGTGTGGTAGTTACCCTGTGTATGGAATCCGATCAGGTTTGTTTCGCCGGAAACGGTATACACCAGACCTGCTCTCGCAAAGTCAGATTCGTTAGGGTCTACATAATACAGAACAATGTTCTCAACAGGTGTTGCAATAACCTGTCCTCTTGGAATCTCGCTGTCAGATAACAGGAAGATTGTATTGAATCCCATAAAGTCTTTCATGTACTGAAATCCGAACTGGTTCTGAATAGTGATTTCAGCCGCGCCAAGATATTCATATACATCCAGAATGTTGACAAATCCAACAACGCCAGTCACATTTCTGTGCATCTGTTTGAATTTGTTTTCTACACGACCCTTAGCCATTGCCAGAGCCATCTGGAATGTTGTTTCTGTGGAAGTAAGTGTACCGGTTTTCAGATAATCATAGAATCTGCCGGTAACGTCAGTTTGAAGCTGGAAAAGGAATTCATCATCAGTCATCTGAACAGCGTTCTCATAACCGTGATCCTTGATTGCTTCGATAGATACAGCCTTTGCGTATTTCTCAATGGTCATTTCCGCATAGTTCTTTTCTTTTACGGTAAATTTGCTGTAAGGGATTTCCTCACCCTCTGCCACTTTTCCGCTCTGTAAAGTACCCTCTGCGTATTTTGACTTGAGTACAGCACCCGGCTGCTTTTTGATAGGTCTCATGATACCCAGAATATCACGTAAGTGCTGCCAGTTTCTTTCGAATCTGGTAACAAAGTCAATCTCACGTGCTGTGACCTGGATATCATTTGTCATAATAAGATTGGATTTTGCTGCCATAAAAAAAAGTCCTTTCTACCCATAATTGTTAAGGTATTGGGTTAGCGGCTATACTCTGGTGTATAGTCGGTGTAAAAAATCACTGGAATAACTGGATATTCTGAGCAATTGCAGCCTGTCTCTCGGACGGGTCTTTGATTGCTTCGATATCTTTCTTGGTCATACTTCCCGGTGTCTGCTGCTGTCCAACATGAGTAGTAAACCTTGCCTGGTTCTGCTGAGCCTGCTGCTGAGATTCATCCACAAAAGCGGATGCGTCAGACTGCTTCATCTGCTCAATCAGGTCATTTAATCCAAGGATTTTACCTTCTTTTAGCTTCAATCCTGCTTCCTTGATGTCTGCCATGACTGACTTCTTTGCAGCCTCACTGGAAAATTTAACATCATCAAGTGCTGTTTTAAGTGCGTCTGAGAAATCGCGGTCATAGATCTTCGCATTGAATTCCTTTTCTGCATCCTCAGCTTTCTTCTTCCATTCAGCAAGCTCTGTCTGAATGTTCGCCGGGTCGATACCGTCAAAGCCTTTTAAGGTTTCTTCTGCTGTCTCGGCACGTTCTTTCCAGTCATCACGTTCACCCTCGACTTTCGACAGAGTTTTCGCTACTTCTTTAGCATTCTTATAATGCTCAGAGAGTGCCTTTTTAACATCTGCTTGTTTATCCTCCGGGATTTCAATTCCAAATGATTTTAATGTGTCAATAAGTTTCTGCATATATATCCTCCTGGTCGTGTTTATTGACCTGCCGCCGCAGGTAAGGATTAAGCCAGTTAGACCACTGGCAAGGTAATGGGAAAGATAGGAATTGAACCTATAATGTTTACCACGAGGGAACAGATTTACAGTCCGCCGTAACACCGCCAATCGTTACCGCTTTCCCATAACCCGGATTCCCGGGTTAGCAAGGTATTTATCGTGTTATGCCTGCCACTATCCGACTTTCACGGAGATGTTGATTCATTTATAAGGAGGTGTTACTAGTCAGTCGAACTGACTAATGAATATGCCGGAAATTGCATCCGCTTTTCAACCTCCAGATTCCGCTCGAATCTGTTTCTATTAAGGGCATATTCACAAAGAAAGGAGGACATGAAACGAAAAAGAAAGCAAAAACTTCTAATCAGCAAGCCCTACAAGGTTCACCATTCCTTGCAAGATTATAGTATCACATTTTTTTTAAAAAGTTGTCCCCACATTTGCAAGAGTCAAAGCATACTTCTCAGTTTTTCAACGTATCTTTTAACAAGATCACGCTCTTCCCGGCACTCTGCATCCTTGGACATATCGCTCATTTCTGTAGTAAGTTTGTCAAGATGTTCTTCCAGAGCGGCAAGCATCTTCCTCTTGCAGTCCTCAGACTTTCCAGAACGATAATTCTGTTTCTGTGTCATATAGTCACTGTAAGTATCTCGCCCATCAGATCGACTGTAATTTCCTCTTCCGGTTCCGTAGTCGCGACTTTCATCGCCGTAAGAGCTGCCGCGATCATAATCTGGGTACATCATTCTCCCATCACTGCGGCTGTATCTCCCCATGCTGTCACGCTTGCGCCCACGTTCGCTGTACTGATCACCATATCCACTTTTCATCTCGTCAAGAACAGTGTTATAATACTCAGCTTTTTTATCCCAGTACTGCGTGTTCTTTATATCTTTGTACATATCAATCAGCTTGTATGTCATTTCCAAATTTCCAGTGGTCAACCCACTATCTGCGATTTTTGCAAGCTCGTCTTCTATCCTTGTGCATAAATCCTTGATATCTCTCATAACTGCACCTCCTACGCTTCTCTAGTCACGACAATATTTGCGTTCGCAACGGAAATAGCCTGATCGCTTGTGTTCTCTACTGCAATATTAACGCAACATCCACGAGGTACATCAATATAGATGCCAGAGGACACATTGTTGTACTGGTCTACTGCTGCCGGCGTGGAAATCATTTGAGAAGAAAGAACCGACTCACCAGAGATTGCAATAGCCAGAGAAATAGCTCCGACAGTACCGCCTGTTGGAATTGCGATATTGCCAGAAAAATCAACGAAGAATCTCGCTTTGCACTGATTAGTCAGTCCTCTCAGCGTAATAATTCCGCTTCCCTCTCTGTGCTGAATACAGTTAGAACCTTTAACTGCTGTGTTTGAAAATACTACGTTTCCATTTACTGCTACAGTCTGAGCAGCTACATTTGTAAATTCTGCCATAAAAATACTCCTTTCATATCACAAAAGGGCAGGTTTTTGGCCTGCCCTTTTGTGTAATACGGCATAAGCCGACATCCGAATTTAATCGAAAGATACTCTCGGTATGAAGTTATCAGCAATTGCATCCGGTGTTACATCCGCATCCGTAGTATGTGTTCGGATTCGGTACCTGGTAAGCCGGAATCGGTGCCGGATTGATTGCATTAATAAGCTGCTGTGTCTGTGAAGCCATTGCAGTTGTAAGCAATGCGCTCTGGCGATCCTGAGAAGCGGCGCGTCTGAGATCATTGTTCTCAGCCTGGAGATTGGATATCTTCTCGTTGCACAGGTAATCAAGGATTGCTCTTGTCCCTGCATTCTGACTGTCAATAATGTCTCTTGTGTTACTGTTCATTGTGTTCTGCAATGCACAGGTGTTCTGCGCCATGTTGTAGTTCACGCCCTGGATTGCTTCTCTGGTTTCACAGCAGCAGTTTGCAAGCTGTGCCTGGAGCGCGTTTGTATTCTGCATATTGGCTATAGTATCAGCATTGATTGCCTGCTGGATTCCAAAGCCGGTCTGCATAATATTCGTATTGATGCCGTTGAATCCGGTAAGCATACCGTTGTTCACTGCATAGAATCCATCACAGAGGCCGTTATTGATTCCGTCAAGCTTGCTGATTACTGCGGAGTTATCAAATCCTCTCTGAATGTCTGCCTGAGTAGCTGCTGTGGCTGCATATCCGCCGCCGTTGCCGTTATTGCCCCAGCCGTTGTTTCCCCATCCGAAGAAAGCAAAAATGAATAAAACAATAATCCACCAGCTGCCATCTCCACCAAACATGCCGTCATTATTTCTACCGTTTCCAGTAGCGGCGGCAATGTCTGCTAAACTATAATTTCCATCCATAATATAATCTCCTTTTTGTGTATTTACATCAATCTGGCCAGATTGTAATGTACTATTTCATTCCTTTTAACATGTGTTGAAACTGCCCTGCCATCTGCTGAACCTGATTAAGTTGCTGTTGGGAAATCTTCCCAGACTGTAACATCTTCTGGACTTCTTCTTTCGGGTCTCCCTTAAAATTCTGCTTAAACTGCATAAACTGCTGTATCATCTGCATTGGTCCGTTTCCCTGTGGCATCCCACCACCAAGCGCGTTAAATAGTGGATTACTCATCTGCGTTTCCTCCCTTGACTGCTGATTCTTGTTCGGTATTAGCCCTAACAGGTTCAGAAAAAGAATTTAATCTACTTGCTATAGCGTCGCATTTGGCTTTTAAATCGTCGTATTCCTGCCTGGTGACGTATTTATTATCCATGTTCTGGGCAGGCTGTTTAGGTGGCATCTGAGTGCCTACCTCGTGATACTCAAACGTCCGTAATGGCTGCGGCATACCGGAAACGTCTGTAGATTTTATATAGAACTTTTCACTCTCTGAATCCATCAGTAAAACGCTTGTCCCGGGTGCTACCAGATAGGATTTTGCGCCTACTTCGCCGGAAACCCACAGGATACCATTGTTATTCTGCTGTGGTTGCTGTACTGGTTGAGCTGGCATCTGGACAGGCTGTTGCTGGAACTGATTCATCTGCCCCGGAACGCCAAAACTATATTGATAAGGATTGTTATATAATGCCATCTTATACACCGCCTTTCTGATTATATTTTTGCACAGATATATCAATCTAAGAAGTTCGAAAAAGTATCAAAAAAGTATTGACATATCACCCATTGAGTGATATTATAATATCAGAAACAAGGAAGACGTAAAATTAAGGAGGAGTAAAAAGATGTATAAGGATTATCGTTATATTAACGCCGGACAGAATGAGATTTACAGATATGGTCATAAGGCTGTAGAAAAAGTTCAAGCTTGTCTAGCGCCTAACGAGCAGGGATGGTTGAGTATTCCTGTTGATGGTGGCAAATATTGGACTATTGGAACCAGTGAAGGGAAATATGGAGAATTTGCCAAAGTAAAAGATACGATTTTTTCCGTAAACAGTGCGGGCTACATGTACGCAAAAGTGGACAGCCCAAAAGGTGAAAAATTTGTGGAAGCAATCAAATTTATGATTGCTGAAATGAATCGAATAAACCAGGAAAGATTGGACGCGTTAAAAGATGGCGAAGAGGAGGAAGAAGAATGAAGTTTAAAGAAATTCGTTCATTTTCCGGATTAAGCCAACAGGCTTTTTCCGATAAATACAAAATTCCCAAAAGGACAATTGAAAATTGGGAAGGTGGTAAAAGAAACCCACCAGAATACGTGATTTTATTGCTTGAAAGAGCTGTAAAAGAAGATTTTGTATAAAAAGAAGGAGGGGTAAATTGCCTCTCCTTTTAGCATACTTTTATAATCTTACTGTTTACTCTTCTGCTTAATCTCTTTACGGTAGATATGCTCACATTCATCTGTTCAGCACAGTATTCGAGCGTATATTCCTTGCATCTCAGCCGGAACAGTCTTTCTTCATCCGGTGTGAAATTACACTCTATCAAGAATCTGTCTATATCTTTCTTCGTGAACACATATAATTTCATGAGCGCACCCCTTATTAATGCAATTAACGCTGATTCTGTGCAAGATAGTTCGTAAGCTTCTGTTTTGTTTTTTTTAATTCCTCGACGTTGTCCCCGTTGATCTGACTGTCTAGCATGGTTGACAAGACCTCCAGGATAAGGGAATCTCTCTCAGCTATTCTCTTTAACGTTTCAAAATCTCTTTTATCATGGTCTTCCAGGATTTCCACTCGCTTATTAAGCCTGAATGCCGGAGCAATCCATTTAAAAATAACAGCTGCTGCCCCTCCAAAAATTGATACCCCTCCACAAATTGAAAGAAAAAATTGGATAAATTCCTGTATGCTCATTTTTATAAGCTCCTTTCCCAGTAATATACCGGGACCTCATTACCGCTATCCCATGTATCATAATATTTGCCGTCTTGTACCGTCACCACATGGCCATCTATGCAAAGAATGTATGTACCAGTAGGATGATCTGCGCAGAAATCATTGACTGTATAAATATACCTCTCTGACTGTTCCACAAGCTTTCTGTGATATCCATGCCTTGCCAAATATGATCCCCATACATAATTAGCGCTTGGCATATCTGATAGTGAGCAAGCATATACCATTAATCCTGTAAATACCGTTTCCCAATCCAGTTCTAATGCCTTGCATATCGCCCGGACAGCACAGTCACCTACACGATTCCCGGCTGGATTCGGATTAAAATATACCCATCTTTCCATATCTACCTCACTTTGCTCTCATAAATCTTTTTGCCCCGGCATTTGCCCTGGACTGCTGCTTATATCCAAAGTCTGCTACCTTGTTGCGGTAATATTGTGCTGCAAGATTGTTTTCCTCACAGAATTTATTATACTCCTTATTTTGTTCAGTCAGCTTAAAAGCCATTTGATCATATTCCGATCTTAGTTTTTCTTTTTCAGAATCCGGTATATCGTCTGAGTTGATTTCTTCGTTCTTCATTATCAGCTTGCGTTTAGTCGCTCTGATTGAACGTTCCATTGCTCGTTGTTTCTGGGTATCTTCGTAGATTTTCTTATTCTCTTCAGAATCAATCTTGTGCTCGTCCTCCCAGGGATTCCTCAGTCCTTTCGCCCATGGCTGGTGACTGTGGCGGCAATTGTAACCATGAAGACCATGTAGATCCCGAACAGTCCCCTGTCCAGTGTTCGGATTGATATCGTAGCCGGTACTATCAAAAAGATTAGGATACCCCGGTTCTGACCCAACTATTGAGTAAGGCTTTCCTTGCCAGGACGAATGATCTCCGCAAGGAGGCTGTCCTTTCTGTGCTGTTCTGGCTCCCAGATGGGCTGATACAAGGACATAATTTGTCTTTGCCTGTGCAATGTACTGATTCGTTACCTGTGCCGCCGTTTGATTCATACTTGTTACCACGCAACACCTCACAGATGCTTCAAGGGTTCTTTTTGCACCGCTTGTTGGATAATCCACCATGATTCCTTTTTGTGCATAACTGTCCAACACATCACAAATTGCAGTGGTGTAGGATTGCACACCGGAAGCAACACGGATTTCGGCTTTGTCCAGCAGATTAATTAGATCACGTTGAGATTGATTTATGGTTGTCCTGCTCAGGTTGCTAAGCTCTCCCAATGTCTTTTTAAACTCTGCATCCATCACCGCTATCACTTCTGGATTCTCCAATGGTGGACTTATATTCTCATCAATCCCTAAAAGGATATCTTTATCATTGTCCCAGGAAGTCATCACGGCATTTCGCAGAATCCGTCTAAGCTCTGGCTGTGTCATTTTTGTAAGCTTCTGCAGTTTCTGTTCAATGGCAACTCTGCTTTCTCCTATTTGCGTGAGCTTCCAAATGAGCCGATCAGCTGTGGCGGTCATACCGCCAGTCTGGAGAATACGCCTGGAAATGTCCGTCATTATAAAATCTTCTAGTTCTTGATAAATTGCAAGGATCTTTTTTTCTTTTCCGTGGAAATACTCTGGAGGAAGCATTATTTACCACCTGCCGTTTCTTTTACAAGCCTCACCCAATCAGATAGATGTTCCTGCTTAGCACGCTCAAACCAATGGTCAGACGTCCCTGGTGCATGATATTGTAATCTTCTTCCTGTGGGTGATTTTTTAGGTGGAGATGTCCATCCGATAATATTGCCTTGTGCATCCTTGAGCGGAATATTCGGACCATATACCTCGCCCGTGTACAGATAATGAGCGTAAGGAGTATTATATTCAATCTCGCCACCGTCAATTCCCTGCGGGTATCTTACGCTACTTCTCAATGCTCCTTGCTGGAAAGGTACATAAGGCTCGCAGTCCGCTACAATCTGCATATTCAGTTTCGTTTGCGCTTCTTTCAAATTGCCATCAATCCGCTTTGTATCGAATTTGATATGTACATTTCCAACATGATTATTAATCTTCATAGGCTATTCATCCCCAAATAATCCACTTGCTTTGTTTTCCTTATTCGCTTCTTCTGCGAGAGCTTTCGCGTCCTCTTCGCTAAATCCTTCAAATTTTACCAGATAGTACCAGAACGGAATCTTGCCAGTGGTCACATACTGCCACCATCTTGCACGGTCGTTTTCACGCACATACAGAATATCGCCAAAGTCATAATTTACTTTATAGGCTCCAACAGGTGCAAGTCCGTACAGATCAGCGTAAACGTTCAATGCGTAAATAACTTCGTCCAGACAGGATTCCAGTTTGTCACGCACATCTTTAATGAACTGCACTGTCCTCTGCTGTTCCGCTTCTACTCCTGTAGCTGTCTGAATGCAGCTAGATTCGTTAAAAACAAAGTACCCGTTAGAGAATCCAATCTTATATCCCAACTGGCTTAAAAGGGCATTTATGCCGCTTATACGGGTATCTGTGTTGAGAATTGGATTGATTTCCTGGTAAAACTCTTTTTCATCCTGTCCGAATACATTTTTTACATAATCCGGCAAGCTCATTTCTGAACATCTATGTTCCATTGCCTGTGGTGTCATAGCGGAGACAGGTGAACCACTCGGCATCAACAATCTGTCATCTGCTAGAACAGTCCGCTTAGAATCAAGGATTTCTTTTGCATTTCGGCTGTATGCAATGTCCAGGTCTTTTAATTCTTCTATAGCTTCCGCAAATATCGGAAGTCCCAGTGGCGTGCTAATATCCACATTGTTAGCCTGTGGTGTCCGAAGTACTCCGTACAATGGTCCGTCCAGTTTCTCACCGTTTACTTTGAGAATCGGCGGTGTATCTGCCATAAGATCAGCCCACTTGGTTTGTTTGAGGTCAATCTTGTCTCCGATGCTTTGAGGAGATTTTGATACATAAGCTCTGTTTGAAACATAATACGGATAGGTTGTCACTCCGTCCACGGTGGTCTCGACAAATCTATGATATTCGAGCCTTGTGTAGTATTTTCTTCCGACAGTATAAGAATCCTTAAATATAATCCCTTTGATTTCCTGATTGTTATAATCTACAATCATCACGTCTGCCGGTGTAAATACATCAAGGCTCTCGCCGTTCGGCTTAATGAACACGGTTCCGTAAGCACAGCCATATTCTACCCAGTGCCGGATTTGAAAATATACCTTGTCTATCTGCTCCTGTAGCCACGTAGCCCTTGCGTAACCGTCAATCTGAATGCCAATTGCCAGTGTTGCGAGCCGAGCTGTTTCTGAACACACAGATTTAGCAAAATTAATCGTCTTGATATTATTCTTGTCATCTATCCATTCCGGTACTCCCCTGTAAATGTTCGCGCACCGGTTAATCAGCGCTTCCATCTCTGGGAATTCTGCTGCCTGGATATTAAAGTCCTCTTCGGCTTGCTTTTTAAAAATCATGTTAAACCACCTTTTCAGTGTTGTTATAAGTCCCATTTAATCTACCTTTTAAAATCCATCCATCTTACAGAAGTATCTCGCACAATAATGTCTTCATATTCTACAACTTTTAAGATTTCGTTAATGTCAGATGATCCATATATTTTTAAACCGACGCTTAAGAATTTATTTATTTTATCTGAAAAGTACCTATCTAACATTTTATGCACTGTGCCCCCTTCTCATCGACAATGGACTGGTTGCGTATCTGAGAGAATCTATCCAGTGATCGTTGCCATCTGGATAATCTGCAATCACTTCTCCATTGCTATCTACTTCATGCTCATAATTGATAATTTCCTTGTATGCTCTAGGCGTTCGTGCCGGATCAATGACTAATGTTCGGCACTGTAACCACTCAAAAGTATATTTGCGGCTTCCCGGTGTAACAATGGCCCTACGTGCTGGAAGCCCTGCATCTCGGAAGTCAATAATGCTTTCTTCTTCATCAACTCCGCAAGATATTGAATAATCATCATATCCTTTTTTCTTTATCTGGTTAGCCATTTCCTTGTTTCTTATCTTGGAGCCTCCAAGTTCGTCTAATAAAAAAACTTTTTCCTGATTAGGAACATAAGCTACACGGAGAAATGCTTTAGGATCTGGATACCACCCCCAGTCCTGTCCCTGGTAGATACTTTGAAAGCTCTGAATCTCTTCATCTGTAATTTTTCGAATTTCTAACAGTTCGAAAATATTTGTTCCAAGTCCAACAGGAAGACCGAGATATTCATGGTCGTAAGCTCTCTGATTTGTTTTCTTCAGATGCTCTGCATCATCAATAAATTGCTGACCAAGCCATTCAACAGGAACTGATCTATAATCGCTCTTGTGTCTGTAGCTGTCAACTCTCGGTTCCTCCACATACACGTTCGCCCAGTTGCTCCGGCTGATCGGTGGATTAAATGTCTTAAATACTTCAAATTTGCTTCCACCACGAAGTACAGACTGTTGAACTGTACGGATTTCTTCAATTCCGGCAAACTCATCAAGCTCCTCAAACCAAAGGTACTTGAAATATCCTTTTTTTACTTTTATGGACTTTGTTTTCTTAGCTTTATCCAGTCCTCTGAATATGATCTTTTGTCCTGTTGGCTTATACACATATTGCATAGGACTTAAACTGTCAGCCCATAAATCACTTGCTCCAAGCGCATCAATTCCCCATGCGATCTGTTCATACACAGATTCTCTGAGCGTATTACCGACTTTCCGAAAGATTACAGCATTTGACATTAAGCCATTCTCTGCATCCTGCATCATCTGAAACGGAATCATGCCGCCTACAAAAGATGATTTTGTGGATCCACGTCCACCGTACAGATCATAGTAAGTGTGTTTACCATCTAAAATATCCCAAAACACATTGTAAAATGCTGGTGCCACAATCTCATTCAGTTTGATAGCGTTACTTTCCATCCTGTTTCTCCGGTCTTGGAATATTGTTCACAATCGTAATCTTTCCGTCTCCGAAATCATCATTTTTCTTGTCAGCGTCCCAACCCTTGAAGTTGTTTCTAAGACTAAACTGAGCACCATTGGAACCATCACGATCAAACAGTCGTTCTTCTGCATACTGTTCTACTCTTGCTTTCGCGCGCGTAATCGTGTCAACAAACTCTGGTTTTGCTTGATAGTTTAAAAGAGCCTGTCTGCTTGTAAATCCAAGGGCCAGAGCAAGTCCTGTAACGGTCGGAGGGTGAACGTCTACAAAAACGGGAGACCCGAATTTATTAAACATTTGTTTGCCTTTGCTATCAGTTAAAGGATATCCTTTACAATACTCAAAATATTTTTCGATTTTTTTTTCAATTTCATCCACCGTTTTATACATGGGTGGTTTTCCCATTGGCATTCCCACGTTCTCACCTCCAAACAAAAAACTGCCACATATGGCATATAGTCATAGATATATACTATATTACCATACATGGCAGAAAAATTTGTCCCCACATTTTAATATTAATTGTAGTATTATATTTCTCTTAGTTTTCTTAGAGTATCATAAAACATAGCCATTGCCTTGCGCTTGTATGCGTAGAAATCGTCTCGCTTTGCCGGTATGTATTTCGTTTTCATGATACGGTCATAGGATTTGTTTGTTACAATAGATTCATACACCAAAAGTTCAATCCCCGGCGGGCAAGAGCTTATGCAGCAGTGTAAAATATCGTGTCTCTGCTCTGGTGTAGCTTTCTGGCATATATCCTTTAAACGGTTAACGTCCTCCGGATATACACCAAAATCAACAAGTGACTTTTGCCTTGTACGCATATCATCACCGCCTTTTTATTGCTATTTACGCTTGCCGCCAAAATGTGCAACTAAAAAAATAGTGCCAAATGATCCGAATATTATTCCAAATGTAAATGCTATTAAACTATCAATCATTTATATCACCTCTTTTCCAGTCAAGCCGCTGTCCGCACTTATCACAATAATAATTCGATTTATACAAATTTTTCTCTCCGCATATCGGACATGTTCCTCTGATACTGTAATATCTACCAGAAAAATCCCTGATAATTTTAGTATCTTTCGGCTTCATCGGAATCTGTTTTTTCATTGCCTTAACAGCTACTTTCCTTACCTCGGATGTACATTTACCACCATAAGCCGTGCTATCATAACTTAATTCTTTTAATTCTTCTTCTGGTTTCATATTAATCCTCTGCTCCAAATATTTTCCTTAAATTGTGCTGATAATTTTTCACTGTTCGTTCAAGAGCGTTATAAGTTGGTCTTAATTTACATCTTTCTTTGTAACCATCGCATCTTGTTCCGAAAAGAATAGAGTTTCTACATATTCCGTCTTGACTTGCATAACATTTATTCATTCTTCATCACCTCCAACTTCTTCTCTATCGGATTAATAATCTCATCTAATACCTGCTGCTCGTAATTTTCTTTCCAGAATTTTTCTCTTTTCCAAAATTGGATTTTCATAACCTCATTTATTAAATTAATACACGCTATTGCTTCTAGCATTCCCCAGCATCCATCACAGGCTCTTTCATTACACCAGTTTACAAATTCTTTAAATTTCATTCTTCATCTCCTCCAGCTTTCTCTCAGCTTCCTCGTGGGTGAGAAATACTATTCTTCCAATATCTTCTAAACGGTAGCAACTTTCTCCCATATCTTCTTTGCCTATTGCGTCAAACCTTACAGCACGTTCATTTTTGTAACAGAGAAAATGAATTTCCGAAACAATCATCGGAATAATCGGTTGCTTGGCTCCGGCATTCACTCTATAAACCGTGTCTCCAACCTTGCACGGCGGCCTCACAAGCAAGCCCTGTTCTTCTAAGCCTTTATAAGACTTTAATTCTTCCAACAGTTCTGTAACATCTTTCAACCAATACAATTCTCCATCCTCAAAACAACATCCATAAGTATTTTGATGATACGGGCAACCAATCGCTTCCTTCCCACTGATATAATCTCTTAAATCCTCGCCAGTTCCACAGACAATGCGTTTATATTTATCGTCTTCCATGTGCTTAAAATTCTCGTGATCCTTATAGCAGTCGCCTTCTGTATCTTGACTGGCAACACATCTAAGTGCTTTTATCATATCGTCAATTGTTAATCTCTCCATCTACTTCACCTCTTCCAATTGACTTTCTACAGTATCTGCAAGTAACTTTAATGACTCAATAAATGAGTCCGTCAATGCTGTTCTGTCTGGGTATTTAGCGAACGTTCTGACAAGTTTTACTGCATCCTTGATTTCTTCTTCATCTTCGACGATTTTGGATGCTTCAAGCAATGTCTTTTCAGCATCTCTGTAAGTAACGTCCTTACCGTTATAAAAATTTAATATGTTTGGAAATGGAATTTCGATAGGATTTAAATGGTTTTCTCTCGCCCATATGAATCCCTGAAACCTTGCTATTTTCAGAACACTCAAATATTCTTCCCGCGTTCTTACAAATACGTTTTTTCCTGTTAAATCAATCATCATAATTTCCTCCTGTAATCTCATCAATACACTGATTCCAGCCCTCCGCAAAGCCAGCATCAGACGTATTGGCTGGATAATCTTCATTATCTTTTTTCGGCAAGTCCATAAGCGGGCACCAATCTGGCTTTGAGCTTAAGCCTTCGATATATCTACAATTTATTTTACAAAAAGAATGGAATATTCCACCGTGTAAAACACATGATTCGCAATCTTCTGGTGTATCTATCACTAATACTGATTTACTCATTCAACTCCACCGCCTTTCACAATCTCCACAGCATCATTCAAAATTACGATTTCATAAGATTTTGTCCATCCCACAGGTTTTGCTAATGTACTCCGTTTTTCCAACTGCTCAACAACCTTATCCACATCAAAAACTGTCGGCTGCTCGTCCACAATATGTATATATCTGTCTATAATCTTCTGTATTGGTTCTCCTAAGATATTTTGAAGCAGTATATCTTTTTTTAATTTATCTGCGTCGATTAACCGCATTCCTCAGCCCTCCTTGTATGGTTCTGGAAGTGGCATCCAGGCTTTTATTTCAATCCAATCAATACAACTTTCTAAACCATATTCCACATCCGAATTAACACTACATGTATCACACCAGGTATTTTCCCCATCAGTGACAATAATTTCTTGTCCATCATCTGGTAGTAATCCGTCAAGGTAATATTCAATATCCTCTGAATAACCATTTTCCTTACGTTCTGCATCCGTGATTTTATGATACTTGACGATAATCCAATCTTTTTCTTTCTCGTCCTGCTTCAGATCATTCAGAAGAGTATTCACAATATCCAGCGCACTCCCTGGAAGCCCATGCTTATACTGTGATTTATTTTCTATCTCAGTTTTGTATTGTTCTAATCTGGTTCGTACTCTGCTCATACAACCACCTCTGTAAAATACTCATCCAACATTTCTTGAGATATCTCAATCCACTTGTTTGTATTTATGCCGTTAAGACGAATGTCTCCGCCGATAAAATTTTCATTTCCAACTTCATAGGTTTCGCCAACCTTAATTTCTATACAATTTTCAATGTAAAACCCATCATCGTCATAGCTATCTAACATGAACGCCTTTACGCACTTATATTTCATGCTTCCACCTCGCTATCCTCTGGCATCTGGAACGTCATTCCTTTTTTTGAGCATTTCTCCAAGTTCTTCTGCATGTGCTTTGTTTTCTTCCGTTTTTGGCTTCATGCTTAATATCCTACATACTTCTGGAATTACATATTTTGTGTATTCCGAATCTCCATAGGCTTCCTGAATCATATCCAATACCTTCATGGCTTTTGCTTTGGTGGAATATTCAGCGATAATGCAACAACCGCCTTGACTTCCGACATATATTGATGCCGCTCCATTAATGTCTCGAATTGCAATACTGAAAGCATTATCAATATTTACTATTATTGTTTTATCCTGACTTCTGATTAACATTTTGTGTCCTCCTAATATCTGTCAAATTCAATGTTTGTGTCTGAATAGAATTTGTAAGCATCTTCTCTGATTTTCTTAACTTCACGCATGATAACTTCTTTCGCCTTTCTGACAGCTTCGCCAAAATCTTCTGTTTCAAGATCATAGTTATAAATGCTCAGTGCCTTGCTATTGAGAAACAGTTCATCTCCGCAACCGGCACATTTGTGAATACTGATTCCTAAAGAATTATATTTCAATGTAAAAATACTTCCAGTTTTAGGTTCTTTGTTAAAATTGGCATTACTTTTGAATTTCATTTTGTGTCCTCCTACTTCATAAAAATCACCCATCTGGTCTTCCCACGTTTATCTCCTAACAGTGGTTTAGTGCCAAAACATTTCAATACTTCTGAAAATAAAAGTTGCTCATCGCTCCATTTAAAAACTAAAATTCCATCATTTTCTAACACTCTCATGCATTCATCAAATCCGGCTTTCAAATATGGTTTCCAATCTTTTGGAAGGATTCCGTATTTTTTAGCAAGCCATGAACCGCTTCCTGCATCAATCAAATGTGGTGGGTCAAAAACTACAATTTTGAATGTTTCGTCATCAAACGGCATATTTCTGAAATCCATGTTTATATCAGGCTTTATTAAAAGTTCTCTTCCGTCACACAGCGTTGTACGAACCTCTCGATTGTCTGCAAACAGTACATCTGGATTCTCCTTATCAAACCAAAACATTCGGCTTCCGCAACATGCGTCTAATATCTTTTTCATTTTCCTCACTTTCCCCATGTAAGCAACTACATGGTCAATCAACAAAACTCCATCTGTCCATCATCAATAAACTTCTTTTTTCTTCTGGCTTAATGTATTACCCTGCTGTTTCAATCTATCTACACGGACTTTCTGGTTAAAGTTTGCCATATAATTATCGTCAACTTCTGGCGGTACTTTTAGAAAATATTCTTCTGGAAGTGGAAGATTATGTTCCTCGCAACAATTTGCAATCTCATTTCTGTATGAAAGAATATGGTTTCTGGTTAGATTCATATTGCATCCATCTGTCCAGAACGGATCATTACAGCCATTTTCGTTGATGTGTTCCCAGATAGCACGCTCATGTAATAGATTTTCTCTTAACAGCTCTAATTCCTGTTCCGGTGTTTTCTGCTTCATTCTCCTTCTCCTTTCGCCTACGCAAGCAACTGGCGCGCTATTGTGCAGTTGGTACATGATTTTAATACTCGATAAAATCAGATAATTCCATCTGACCATCTAAATTGTCATCATTCATCCACCACCTAAATACATCCTCTCCAGTCTCCCATTGAGTTTCTAGTCCTTTTTCTTTTCGAGCATCTAGCATTCTTTCAAAAGCCCTAATATAAGACTGCTTGTACTTAGGAAAATCTGCAAATTCTTTATACCTCTTTTTCCCAGCCATCGGACAGCCAATGCAACCAACACGATCATATCCACATTTGTACAGCTCACAAGTTTCTATATGTTCTGAATTAATAAACTCCCATATATCAGAATCTTTCCAGTCAATGATTGGATTGACAACCATTTTCTTTTGTTGCATACAATGTTCGGTCATTCGGCGTTTTGCATCGTTATCATTCATAAGCATAACCATCGAAAAGGATTCTTTAGTTTTAATACTACTTCCTAACTTTTCAAATTCTGATCGCGATTGTCGCTTTTGACTTTCCGCCCAGTGAACGCCTGTGGCAATGTACCTATTAGGACATCCAGTTTCTTTTAATACCGCACAACAATACCTCGAAAATATCGTTGGTGGCATAAGTTTTAATGGAATTAATTTCCACATCGTGATATGTTCGCCTTTATACTTCGGCATTTCTATTTCGCATTTAATTCCTTTTTCTTCCAGATTTTTAAATACTTTTCGTATGTGCCGTACAGTTTGCGGTGCATCTGCTGTAGTATGGCTATTATGTACTTCAAATGGTATGCCTCCCCTGCGAAAGAGTTCTAACATCACATCGGAATCTTTCCCACCGGAATATGTACACACAAGGGGCTTATTATAATGTTTCAGCGAGAGATCAGACGCAAGCCGGATTCTTTCAATTGCTTTTTGTTCTAAATCCATAATATTTACACTCCAAATCTTCTAACCAATTCTTTACACATTGGTCTCTACCTTTGAATAACTCAATCTATACGCCCTCTGCTCTGTCGGATCCTCGCTAACAAGTAATTCATTGTCCAAAAGCAAATTAAAGTGTTTTCTTGCAGTAGCCATTGAAATATCTAATCCATCTGCAATATTTCTTGTAGACGGCATATAGTGGTGTTTGCGGTAATATTTCAGGATAAAATGATATACCGCTTTATACATCTCCTGTCCCTCTTTATGTTTGCGCTCTGTATTGTATTTTCCCATCAATAACACCTCACTTAATCGTTAATGCGGAATCTCAAAGATTGTAAATGTATCAAGTGTCATTTCTTTGATCTTCTGTGCAGCTTTATCCAGGTTTTTACTGGCTAAAGAGGTATGTACTCCTGTAATGCCCCGGAATTTTATTTCCCTCTCCAGCGCTTCTACGCCACCATCTCTAACAATTCTGAGTGCCAGGTCAAGACCATCCTCTCTTCCTCGTTCATACTCCTTCATTTTGTTCATTGGTTTTCTCCTTGTTCAGATTTTTAGCTTTCTTATGCATCTTGTCCAGATAATCCGCATAGGCTGTAAGCATGTGATCCACAAAGCCGTTTTTATTATATTTGTCTGATACAACGTGTATCTGCTCAACTACCTGCTGCCAGTATTCGTCCTTTTCTTCTATTCCGGCAGTCTGAAGGACCAGTGCCGGAAAGTCGATTTGTAAAAACTTTATGGTGTTCGGTATCTGCTCATGCGTCACTCTCATACTTATACACCTTCTTCTACCTCAAAACTCTGTTCAAGAAGTCGCTCGTTATCTTTGCTAAACGCCTTTATATAGCTCTGTTTTATCGGTCTGATAAAATGTATGCCATTAGCGGATTTCGCCCGGGAAACAGCTACATAGAACTGTCCAGGATCCCAACAACAAGGATCAATATTAATCTTTTCAAATGTCTGTCCCTGTGATTTATGAATACTGATTGCCCAGGCAAGTTTTACCGGGAACTGAGAGAATGATCCAACTTTCTTACGGGCAATCTTCTCTTTCACGATCTTCTGACCATCCTTTTCTTGTTCAGATTCCTCAATAACCTGTTTCTCAATGTCTTTACTGTATCTGTACAAGTTAACTGTTTTACCCTTATCAGTCTTGATGACCAGATAAGATTCTTCAAATTCTCCGTTGTCCACAATTTTCTGAATGATGCCAATCGTTCCATTGACGTAGTTTCCAGACAGATCATTGACTGTAATCATCACTTTTGCACCGATGTTAAGAATTAAGTCCTCTCTGGCAAATGCAATATTCTTAATATCGGTAGATGTCAGATCTCCGTCAACTGCTGCATGGAAAACTTTTTCCGTCTTTTTATCTAACTTTCCAAGAAAGGTATTATTAATCCGATCAGCTTCAGCATTTGTTCCAACCAAAAACGGTGCTTCCGGTATAACCTTGTATGATTCGTTATTCTCCAGATATGCAATGGATTTTCTAATATTGTTGCCGTATTTGATATCATTCAGCACATACTTAAAACCCTCATCATTCTGTCTGCATACATCATCAAGTTTGATATATTCAAATCCTATTTCTTTCCAGTATTCAGACATGAAAGCATATCCGTGTTCGTACTTTCCGCCCTTTCCATAATCAGATCCATACATCCGGCAGAGGATTTTACGATCATTTGTTGTGATAACTGGTGGAAGCTGGTAGAAATCCCCGATTACGATCAGTTGAACGTCTTCTTTATCCTCTCCGCTCAAAAGTCTATCAACTGCTCTCTCTTCATTTTCTGTAATGATCGTCTTCGCAATCATATTAAACAGGTCGAACCGGCACATGCTGATCTCGTCAATAATAAGAATATCCGCTTCCTTCAACAGTTCAGCTCTGGATTTCACTTTTTTCTTGTAATCCTCAAATTTGATTGAGATATTCAATGCACGATGCACAGTAGTCGCTCCATATCCGATATTGTCCGCAGCTATTCCAGTAGTAGCAGATACCAGAACACTTTTACCAGCTTTTTCCGCCTCATCAATAAACGTTTGGATAACCGTTGTTTTACCTGTTCCTGCGTCTCCTGTAAGGAAAACATTACTGCCAGACAACATTGTGTCCAATGCATACCGCTGTTTTTTATTAAGCTTCTCTTTTTCCATTTTTGTAACCACTCCTTATGCCTTAGTAACCAATTGTAACAATCTGAATTTTCATGCAATTTAATTTTATTTTTTAATTTGTATAATCATTTTATTTTTGTAACCAATGTGTAACCAACTTTTCAACCACCTTGGTTACACCGCAAACCCTTATTTTATGCGGGTTTCAGAGTTATGTAACCGTGTAACCAATGTAACCAAGGTTTTCCTATAGGAGATTGTAATGTATATATGATTTTTTTATATATTTTTTTATTCCCTATACACATGCTTTTCCGCGGGTTACATGGTTACATGGTTACAAATCACGAAAACGGAACACTTGTTCCAGTATTAGCAGGTATAAAATCAGCTTCAACATGCTCATTTTCTTGTTCGTCTTCAAGATCTTTTATATCAATAATCTTTACAGCAACAAGTCTCATTACGCTTCCCCCATCTCTTTTTATTACCGTATCCCTTTTTCCCGTATGCTTAATTAATTCTCGATTAATCGCCCATGCTGAAAAGGCTTTTCTGGAGAATCCGTTGTTCCTTAGGAGATTTTCAAGAGGTTTCGGATAAAAATATACATATACATCTCCATACTCATCTGGTGTTTCCTTAAATCCCCACTGATCGCAACTGAATTGCGCATCAAAGTGCTGCCCGTACACAGAAAGACTTTCGATGATAAATTCATAGCATCTCTGTCCTTCCGATACGTCTTTCTTGCGTGTAGGTATGTCCACAACATCCTCGACTGTCAGCTCACGTCCATCCTTAAATATGAAATCTGTAGCTAATTTGTCAGCCAGTAGGAGCGTGGATATAGCCATGACCTGTTTTGCCGGAAAATTATATCCATCAAAGCCCTTTTCAATCTCAGACTTCATTTCTTTTAACTTATCCGGTGTAAATTTTTTAAGATTTCCAACAAATACTCTTCCAGCAAAACCATAATTTTTCATTACAGTGCTGTTAATCTCTGCCGGATTCTCGTAAATATCCTCGCAACACTCAATTTCAACAATTCTGTTGATTGCTCCACCGGAATCTGCAAATTCTGAAATAGGATTCTCGCCGTTGCAAATGGTTACATTACTCCATGTATTCTCCTTAGCTGCTCCGAGGTCCTTATTTGATCTTCCTTTCCCTTTACCGGAACAGAGATTGTAAATCAATGTTTCGTAGTTGTCCCGAATATATTGAGAAGCGTTCTTGGAGTCATCGAGGATCATCGGAAAGTTATTAAGCATGTCCGCCCTTGTCTCCAATGACGTATCTGTTGACCGGAAATTCCCAACGTAGGATCCTGGCGACGGATTTCCCCAGATAGATGCAGCTATGTTGATCGTTACTGTCTTGCCGCCGCCTGTCTGTCCATAGAAGTCTACGATAAACGGCAATGCATCAAGCGGTTGTACAAGCACACTTGCAAAAGATGCTGCCAGTGCTATTCGTGGTTCTAATCGTCCGCACGATCGTAACTGTTTAGCCAGAGTCACCCACTTGAAGTAGTCTCCACTTTCCTGTATGCTCTGGAATAGTGTTTTAAAGCGGTATTCCCCGTCAAAAACAATCGAAAGGTCGTAAGGTACAAATACATTGCCATGCCACCCTAACTTGCTTGTGGAGTGCTGTATGTCGATCATATCAGCATTGTACATTTCAACATCTGCCAGATACTTTACAAGGAGCCTTGCGTTCTCTGAATTGACCTGCACCCCGAACCTTGCAAGATTAGTTATCGCCCTGGAAGTCACAATGTCGATTTTTGGAACAGTTATTTCTGTCCAGTATCCATCTCTTTTAAAAGCCACTGTGATCTGTTCTTCGCCTGTTTCAATATTTTTCAGTCGACGTATCGGCATGATTGGATGGTGGCATACAAGTTCTCTCGCCTTGGATGTTTCAGAAGAAAATATTCCGTTTTCTGTAGCTATCCAGCTGCCACAAGCCATGTTTGGATATTCTTTTCCAATATCATCCTCATAAAAGTTTGTGATATTTTCAACTAACTGCATAGAACGATTTACTTTTTCTTCTTTTTCCTTGTCCTGTTCTGCTTTCTGGAATTCTTTTATGAATTCCTCGGCTATGCTTTTTGCTCTTACACTCTTCGCCCTGTCCATTAACTTAAATTTAGTTTCCGAACGGTCGATTTTACTTTTTATTGAAAAAAGTTCTTCATACAGTTGCTTCTGCATAAAATCATTTGCTTGCAAATTTTCAATATTTTCAAGAATGCTTCTCACCTCCTGCCTTAGCTGACAATATTTCATATCTGCTTCTTTCTTTTTCAAGGTTGAACTGGCACATATACCACTCTTCTGAACCAGGAGGGAAGGTTTTTAGCGCTGTTTCGTACATAAGTATGTTCTTTTCTACCTGCTCAAGCTCATTAGGATCCTGAGCGGGATTACATTTTTTTAATTTGATATCTCGCACTTCGTGTCTAATCTGGTTGCGGCTTTTACCTTTTTTTGATACATAAGTACCGCCCAGCTCAATAAATGCAGTGCTAAAAGGGACGGATTCGTATTGCATCACGAAATCAAACACATCACCGCCGATTCCGCAGCCGAAACAATAAAAGGAATCATCGTAGATCTTACATGACGCTGACTTTTCCTTGTGAAAAGGGCAACATATAAAACCGGCTCTATTTGGCTTAAGCCCATATCTAGAAAGAATCTCAGGCATTTTCACTGATTGCTTGATTTCATCTTTTGTCATGACAACAACTCCACTATTCGCCGTCCAGTCTCTTCTTTTGTACAGAATTCAAATCGGACGCCGTATTTATCTCTGATTGTGCAAAGAGACTTATATAGCTGACAGTCGTCAACAGCCTTATCGGATATTACAGTTTTTACTTTTTTGCCGTTTATTGTCCTCCAGATAACTTTGTGTTTTCTTGGATTCTCCCAAAAATATACATCACCAACAGATTTAATATCTGGTCCATGCTCACATAGGATAATCAACTGAATACCTGCTTCACGCGCTCTGATAAGCTCTGCTTTGAATCTTTCATGCTGCTGGCAGACATTATTTACAAGCTCTTGTAAATCCTTTTTGCGGTCAATACAGAGCTTTGCATTATCCAGCGACTGATAATCTCCGCAATATAGTTTGGAGCGAAAATACTGTACTCCAAGTCCGTCAAACTGATTCTGAATCCGTTCCCATTCCTTTTTGTGTTCACGTGTATCACATTGTACGACCAATCAGATCACATCCTTCTGGTATTTGTATTTTCCAAAGAATTCACTATACTGTTTTATAATCTCCCAACGATTTTCGTAATGATTCCACTTACTATTCTCTCCTACTCCTATTTGCGTTTTTCCGAGGGTTGAACAGGAAGGGATTATTAATACCTTTCGACATGTTTCATCATCATTCAAACAATATAAAAGGAAGATGTCGCAAGTCGGATTTTTCTTTTCAAGGTTGAATGTAAATGCCTTTGAATTGCAATTGTTTGTAAATTCCTTAGATGCTTTTACGTCTATTTTTACACTGTTATCAGTAAGCAAATCATAAGGGTGCCTTGAGCTTGTTTGTACACTATTCAATCCGACATTCTCGTAAATATCTGAAATTGCTTTTATTTCATATTTGTAGGCTTCACGCGCCTTCAGCGGGCTGAAGAAATTACGCATGATGTTGCGAAGCACAATATACAGTCCCTTTATGCTTTGCAATCTTGCAAGCAAGGCTTTTGTTTCCAAAAACTTCTATCATTTCGGAATGAGTTGGAAAATGATCTAAATTCAATTTCTCAACAACTATCATGATATTTTCTTTAATAAGATCGTCGTTCCATGGTATTCCATGTGTATATCCCATTAACTCACCTCTATATTAATTGAACGGAAGGACATCATCTGCTACGCTGTCTGGAATGTTCATAAAGTCCGTACCAGCTTGATTCGCTCCCATGATAGCTTCTTCCTTCAGATGATCGTCATACGCTTTTGTGGTACGCTCTTCTGGAATATCTGCATCTTTGATCCCTTCCAGGCTGCGGAACCATGCAAGCTTGTGGCGTTTCACTTCTTTATTGTCGTACCAGTCTTTCTCCAGACGGAAGATGCCGCCGATCAGTTTTCCCTTAAACTGCTGTCCGAAGTTATCGCCCCACTTAACAGCAAAGCCCGGATTTGACTTTTCTACGCATGTGATAAATGTTTTAAGGTTGCGGACACCATAATCTACACTCTCGTCAATGACCATGTAGTTTGTGCCTGCATTCGGGTATTTCTTGTCTGGACGAATATCGTTCTCAAACTGCTTCATAAAGTAACCCGCCTGTTCGTCTCCTTCTGCGAAATCAAACAAGATAACAAGCATATCAAGTCCACCCTGGGATTTTTTCTCTGATACCTGCTTAATAACCATCTTGTGTCCTCCGAGTGTAATCGGTTCAAATTCTCCTGCTGCCTGTGTTGTATCATAGCTATTTGGTTTCTGCATTATTGTTTTCTCCTTTTCCTAATTCGTAATAGTCTCTAATGATCTTGTCTACTTCTGCGAGATCATTATCAATAGTTAAACTGTCAAACATTCCGATCGGAGACTTACTTACTGCTCCCTGGCTGGACTGAGTGACAAATAAGTGTTTTCCGCTTTCTTCAATACAGCGAAGAACGATGGTAAAAAGACCTTCCAAACAAATTTTTTCATCAAGTAGCTTTCCTATGGTCTTTGGTTTCACATCTCCAGAATCATCCTTTTCTTCGTGCATCATCATATATACGATCTTGTCCTGCGGTACTTTCGTGACGATAAACTGGATAAGATTCCAGAAATAGTCTCCAATATCATTGTACAGAGCAAACACTGCATTGCCTTTTCCGGCAGAAGCATGCCCTCTCATAAAGTGATTAGTGATAAGATAGCCTGCATCATCAATAACAATTGACTCTGCTTTTGATGCGATCAGGCACTTCATTACCTGCTGGTAATCATCTGTAAACCATCCGTCAATTTTCCCCTTGAATGGAAGTGGCTTGTTTAATACTCTGATAAGGTTCCAGTTTTTGTTTTGACAGTTTCTAAGACTAGTACTTTTACCGGAACCAGATTTTCCAATAATCAATACTGGTGTTGCCATTGCTATTCCTCCTTGTCATAAACCACATGCTTGCTACCCTCAACGATCAACAAACTTGCAATATCTTTCATTGATATGGTTGATTCGTTATAAATCTCAACCAGTGCGTTGTATGCTTCCGGCGATACTTTCACAACTGGGTTATCCTTATCGGTTGCCGGCTGCTTCTTCCTTGCCGGAATACGGATTTCAAAATCACTCACTAATACTTTCCTCCTTATATGATTTCTGAGCCGTTAAAAGCCCATTTAAGGCCTGTACGTAGCTCGCTAATGTTCTCGCCTTGTATGATTCCTCTATCGGATTATCCGGCACAATAGCAAGCTGGGTGTCAATCAATCTAACAATCTCATTAATGCGTTCTTCCATGTTTACACCGCCTTAAAAAAGCAATACAGGTTGTCTGATCTGTCGCCCTCTCCTGGAACAATCTTTCCATCTTCCTTTCGGTCTCCAGCGTGATATTCGATTCTGTCCAGGTACATGTCCGCATTTTCATAATCAAGGATATTGTCTCCTCGACTCTGCATTTCCCGGAGAAGATCATTGATTACCTGGGCCAGGGTGAGTGTAGGTAGCATTCTGAGCATTGATGTCTCATACATCATTAGCATTCACCTCTTCTTCAAGAAGTCTAAGCATGTGAGTTTTAGCTTTTTCAAACTGTCTACGATTAAATTTTTCTTGCGCGTCACTTAATAAGAGCGTGTATAATCCATCATATCCATGATCATTTTCAAAACCTCTATCCATGATATAGATGTTAACAGATCCAGTTCCAGTGCTAATATCAATGGATAAATAAGCAGGTGTTTCATTATAAATACGTTCTCCTAGATCGATAATCTCCTTAATCATTTTCCACAACATTTCCATTCTCCTTTCTCAAAGCAGTGCTAAATACGTAAACAGTGCAAATACAATACCTGCCAGGATCTGCTGCAAGTTCTTCTCCCACATCCACACCGGAAGAAAAGTAAGCAGAATCCCAATAATCGCACTGACTACGATATCCTTTCTGTTCTGTCTAGGTGATTTCATTCTTTTCCCTCCAAAAAGAAAAAGATTACAGACTGTAAGCAATATACCAAAAGATATTAGTAATGATTAACAGTGCGGCAGTCAAAAGCCATGCACTGAACCACTTCTTAGTCTCTCTCTTTGCTTTTCTTACGATTTCGGTAGCTAGCATTGTTTCCAAATCGTTCCATGTAATCTTTTCATTGTTTGTTGCATTTTTTTTATTTTCCATGTTATTTTCCTCTCGCTTATATTGACTTTTTAGCGGATAGAGGATTATAATTTACCTGTATCCACTAAGGTTGGTTTAGTGGCTTACTGCTCCGGGGTGGAGGTGTCGACTCCCTCCGGGGCGCTTATGCCAAATTTGCTTCTTTTCTTCTGTAATAGTCCAAGATAATTTTTGAGCATTCATCGACAATCCTTTGATTGTCCTCAGCTGTGTTATCTTTGCAGTAATCATCATGTATTCTGATTACCCCAGACCCCATTTTGATTGTTTTGATTACTGCCATTGCAATTCCCCCTTCTACGATAGATTATGATGCTTCTTCTATTTTGCTTCTTCTGCAAAATGTTTCTCCATGAGATCGGCAATCATCAAGTATTCTTCGGCGATTTTGCCTTTTCTGGTATTTTTCACCTGTTCGCGGAACTCTGGAATTGTTCCATAGAAGCAGCCGCAAGACACTTTAACTTGTTTGTCCTTACATCTGAAGAATGTAGTTGTGCGGAATTGAGTACCGAATCCATGAATAGTTGCGTAATCTGCATTGTCGAACACCCTTGCATTGCCGAACACCCATGCATTGTCGAACACCTCTGCATTGCCGAACACCCATGCATTGTCGAACACCTCTGCATTGCCGGACACCTCTGCATTGTAGGACACCCTTGCATTGCCGAACACCTCTGCATTGTAGGACACCCTTGCATTGCCGAACACCCTTGCATTGCCGGACACCCTTGCATTGTCGGACACCCTTGCATTGCCGAACGCCCATGCATTGCCGGACACCCTTGCATTGTCGAACACCCTTGCATTGCCGAACACCCTTGCATTGTCGGACACCCTTGCATTGTCGAACACCTCTGCATTGTCGAACACCCATGCATCGCCGGACTGGTTTACATTTTCTTCTTTTTCTACCCATCCGCCAGTTTCTCCGGCTTCTACATTCCCAAATGATATGAGCGCCTTGATTCGAAAAAGCTTCTTCCCGAAAATGTTAATTTTGGTTTCTGATGTTAATTCAAATTTCTTCATGTTTTCCTCCTTAATTACTGTGAAGTTACAGCTTCTTTCTTATCTGATTCTTGCTCCAGATTATTCTCAGAAAAAACTTTCCGTCTTCTTCTCAAATAATGTCTTGCCATTCAGATTAGCTCGAAGCTCATATTTATGATCTTGATATTGGCTCTCTTGAATAATCTGGGCTAAAATGTCGTTTGGAGTAACCAATTGACATGTAAAAGTAGCTTGCGGACATTGAAGTTGTGACTCAATATCTGATATTCTCTTTTCAAGAGAACGGATCTTTTTCCTGGTTGATTTGCTCAACTGTTTTCACCTCCATGTTAAGAACTTTCTTTCTGTGCCTTATAAGAATCTGCAATCTCCTTATCTCTCAATGCAGAAAGATAAACGATTGCCATATTCTTGTTTTCCTCTGATAAAGTTGCAAAGATATCAACAATACGTTTTCCATCTTCAATATCAGTTCTTTCTAATGTAGCCATACACTCACTCCTTTCTTGTGGTATACTCCCAGTAGAGGGGAGGTGATTAAAATGGATTTCAAAATGCCAATGATGGCAACCAATCCGCCATTACCGTATAGCGTATATAAGCAGATGGCAGATGAGGAAAAATACGAAACATTAAAAGATATTGCTAACAGTGCAAAGCAAATAGCTGATTCTGCTGTTGCCGATTCGATTAAAGCTAAGAAGAAAGCTAATGTTGCAACAATTATTTCTGTAATATCTGTCATTGTTTCAATACTTACCAACCTAGACAAGATAATATCCAACGTAAATTTCTTAATAAATCTCGTCCACTAAAACAAAGATTTATTAAAATGGAAAGTATGCTGAGTACGATTGCTACTATCGACCAGTCTACTTTTTTCAATTTCTCACCTCCTTGTTTCCTTGTAAACACAATATAGCACACAAGTTATCTTTTGTCAATATAAAAATGTTGACTTGTAAACCTTTTTGATGTATTATAATAACAGAAAGGAGGATATCGATGAGAGATAGGATTATTGGAATCCGCAAAGAACATCATTTAAGTCAAGAAGCTTTTGCAGAAAGGTTAAATCTTTCAAGAAATTTCATTAATCAGTTTGAAAATGGAAATAAAAATATGTCCGACAGGACTATAAGAGATATTTGTAATGAATTTTCTCTGAATGAAGAATGGTTAAGAACTGGTAAAGGAAAAAAAGAAAAGGACATTGATATTGACTTTAGTGATCTTTGCGCCGCCATTGCCGTCCATGATAAAAAAGCCAGAGATGCCATAACAAAATACTATCAGCTTACACCAGAAGACAAAAAACTATTCTGGGATTTTATGGAACGGTTCATGAAATAAAAGAAGCAGGGGTTAACTCCCCTGCTCTTTTTCTTCCTTGTATAATCTTCTTACAAATCCATAAGCCATTTTTAAAAAAGTCAAGTTGCTCATTTTTTCTATCATCTCAATAATTTCTTTCTTGTAATACATATATCCGTCCCTCCCAAAATCCCACAATAAGAACATTTGTTCCCTTTTATTTCATTAAACCCTCTTCTCAGCGATATAAAACGGACTGATCATACTTCTCGCCCTCTGCTTGAACAGTGCGCCCTCCCTTTGCCTTGAACGATTGAAAAAGAAATGGCATTTGCATTCCGCAGAAGTATTATTGCTTTTATTCACAACAAATGGCTGCTGCTCTGCTTCAGATACAACCGCCTGTGTATAATTATGTATTACGTATTGATTATTGGCACTTGCCTTAATAATCACTTCGGAATCTGCTGGATCAATGCTCTCGCACAGCGGCGCACGTACAGAAAATGTGAGCATTATCCCAAACAGAAAAAATATAACAAGCTTTTTTATTCCTTTCATAAAATCCCTCCAAAATTAGTTTATATTATACTCTCAATATAACAATTATACAATATCTCAATCTTGCACAAATTTTCTTACATTAATGCTGTATTTGACGAAAATCGAGAAAATTCTACATTTCCCAACAAAAAAAGAACTGAGGAGTTAAGTCCCCAGTTCCATTTTTTTTAAGATATAAAATCACTATTGTTATAAGATTTATTTTTTACAACGACTTTTACTTTTTTACTGATTTTCCCAGCTTTTACAGTGATGTAAGCCGTTCCTTTCTTTTTAGCAACTACTTTGCCTTTTTTATTTACAGTTGCAATCTTTTTATTAGATGATTTGAAACTAATCTTATCAGCTGCATTAAATGGAGTCTTACTTGCCTTTAAAGTAAAACTTTTTCCTTTTACCAGATTAATCACTGTTTTATTTACCATCAATTTAGTAGTTTTTACCGCCTTGCTCTGTACGGTAAGATTAATATTTACAGTAAATCCGCTTGCTAGTGTTGCTGTAAGAGTAGTCTTTCCTGTTTTCTTCAGAGCTGTTATTTTAAATGTTCCATCCTGTTTGATGTTGCTGATTTTTACGAGCTTTTTATTTTTAGGAATAACCGATTTTAAATAATCTCCTTTTGCCATACCAGTAATTTTTACTGCAGCTGTGCTTTTTCCTTTTTGCAGAATAACACTTTTATAATTAGCACTTCCTGTTGGTGATAAAATATCTCCGTACTTAACATCTCGTGATCCGCACCTCAAACAATATCTAGCCATCTCTGATCTGGACATTATGGTTGCTGTTTTTTCAGTTTCCCAATCACTCCATTTATGCCCTAATGCTTGCGCTAAGACCTGTCCACATTCAATGCATTTCTGTGATTCTGTACAGGTTGCTTCTGTTCCAGGAGTGTGATCTCCGCTCTTAACAAGAATAGCTCCACACACCGTACACTTTTGAGGTTTTGTACATGTTGCTTTAGCTCCTGGTTTATGTCCAAGTGCTGATTTTAAAACTTTTCCACATTCTGTACATTTCTGTGGCGTGGTACATGTTGCAGCTGGTCCCGGCTCATGCTGTCCGATTGTGCATCCGCTTACAGTAGGTACTGGAACTTTTACATCGTACAGATCAGCAACCTCTACACTTTTAGAATGCACAATTCCTTTATTATAAAAATTTCCTCTTGGATAATATACAACTTGTCCATCAACCATATGTGATGCTCTTTTTTCCAGAACATTATTATTGTAATAGTTACGGCAATAAACATTACCAGATACATTAATTGTTCCGTAATTATAAAAACTTCCGAGAATATACAAATTGCCCTTAACAGTTAAATCACCGTAAAATGTATAAGTGGCATTATCCCCAATATACATGTTTCTCGCGACAACTCTTCCACTATACTCCATGATGTCATTGTTTGTTACAAAATCCCCCTCTTCTGTAGTTCCCATTGATACATTGATCCTGGATGCATATACAGGAGCTGCTACGCTGATTCCAGCCAGAAGCATAATTAATAGTAAACATTTTCTTATCTTTTTCATGTTAACTTTCCTCCCTTTGTTTTGATTATATTATACTATTGCAGTTAGGAAAAAGATAGATGGATTTTTGCTGAAAGCTTTTATATTTACTTATGTTTTGTTACATGTTATTATATTTTTACACAAAAAACCGACTCCTGCGACCAACAGGAACCGGTTTAATAAATAAGATAGTCTCGGAGAAAATCTTACCTACACCATAATTATATCATCTCCTGGATTATCGCACAAGTAAAAAAAGGAGAATGATAAAATGAATGAATCAGTATGCATCTATCTAAGGAAATCCAGAGCTGCTGATCGGGAAGCTGAAGCACATGGAGAGGGCGAAACTCTTGCCAGACATGAACGGATCCTGTTAGATCTCGCAAAGAAAAAAGAGTACATTGTGGGTGCTATTTACCGCGAAGTGGTATCTGGAGAAACTATCGCCGACCGTCCTGTTATGCAGCAACTACTCCGTGAAGTAGAATCCGGCATGTGGGACGGTGTTTTGGTTGTCGAAGTAGAGCGTCTTGCCAGAGGTGATACAATTGACCAAGGCGTTGTGTCCAGAGCATTCCAATATTCCGATACGAAGATTATTACCCCAACAAAAATATACGACCCGAACAATGAATTTGATGAAGAGTATTTTGAGTTTGGACTATTTATGAGCCGAAGAGAATATAAAACCATCAAGCGCCGACTGAACGCCGGAAGAATCTCATCAGTAAAAGAAGGAAAATACTGTGGTAACAAACCACCTTACGGATACGAAAGAGTAAAACTTGAAAAAGAAAAAGGCTATACTCTCCGACCTGTTCCGACTCAAGCTGAGATTGTAAAAATGATCTACACCTGGTATGCCGGTGATGGCTGCGAGCAAATCGGAATTGCAAAGATTGTGCGGAAATTAAATGATATGGGAATAAAATCTGCATCAGGAAACGACTGGACTCCTACCAGTGTGCAAGGAATCCTCGCAAATCCGGTTTATATAGGAAAAATACGGTGGAATGGTAGAAAAACCGTAAAGACTATACAGGATGGGCAAGTTATCAAGACACGTCCTCGATCAAAAGATACTCTTATTTGTGATGGATTACATCCGGCTGTTATATCAGAGGATCTGTTTAATTCCGTCCAGGAAATTCGGAAAAAGAATCCACCTCGTCCAGTTAGTATAGCAAACTCGATTCGTAATCCACTTGCCGGAATTGTCTATTGCAGCAAATGTGGTCGAGCTATGGTTCGCCGTCCTTATCAAAAGCGCGGGCAGGAAGATACCCTCATGTGTCCATATACGTCTTGCCCTACAGTAAGCAGTAAGTTGTCTCTGGTTGAAAAATCTGTGATTGATGGAATTAAAGAGATCGTGGAGGAATATAAGTTAAACAATAATATTAATGCATCTTCAAATGATATTGATTGCGTAATAACCTCTAAACAAAATCTCATACATGAGAAAGAAAACGAGCTGGAAAGCTTAAACGCCCAAAAAGCAAAACAATATGACCTACTCGAACAGCTGCGAAACGCAGTTGGAGAAAATCTTCAGCCATATCCAGGAAGTGGCTCCACA